GATGGGGCCGGGGCTGCTGTTAACGACGACATAATGGTCACTATCTCAATGGCCAAAGACAACCCGTATCTGGCGGACTTGTAAATGAAAGCCTCGAACCTGAAATGGGCGGCAACGTCAAAACAAAATCTACTGGCAGGGTGAAGCAATGGCCACTTCTGGCGATACCGAGCTGGGCTATACCGTCAACCAGATCCTGGAAGAGGCTTACGATGCTCTCGGGGTGGCGGCTGACGGCGAAACCCTGAGCGGCAACCTGTTTGCCCGGGGCAAGAAGAGCCTGAACATGCTGCTGCGCCAATGGCAGGGCAGTGGCATGCACCTGTGGACGATGACAGAGGGTTATCTGTTCCCCACTAAGGGTGGGGAATCTTTCAGTCTGGCCACTGCCAGGGTGGTGAATGCCTATTCGCGTACCACCACCTCGGCAGCAGCGTCCGACACCGACACCACGGTCACCCTGACCAGCGTTACCGGCATCACCAGCGGGCTAAACATTGGCATCCTGATGGATGACAACACCATGCACTGGACCACAGTGGACGGTGCGCCTGCCGGCAACGTAGTGACGCTGACTGACGCACTGACTGGCGACGTGAACAGCGGCGCCGTGGTTTTCACGCATGACGGCACCTTCCGTGCCTGCCAGCGGATCCGACAGGTGCGCCGAATTGACAGCAGCACCTACGAAATCCCCATGCAGATGTATGCCCGGGCGGATTACATGGCACTGCCGAACAAGGCAGAGCAGTCTGTGCCGGTGGCGGCCTACGTGTCCCGCCAGCTGTCGGCCAGCACCATCTACCTGTGGCCCACGGTGAACCGGGAAGACATCGTCATCCCTTTCACCTACGAGCGGGTCATCGAGACGGTAACCGCTTCCACACAAACGCTGGACGTTCCCGAATACTGGTTCCCGGCGCTGTACCTGAACCTCGCGGTGCTGCTTGCCCCCAAGATGGGCACCAACCCCCAGCGGTATCAGGTGGTGCTGTCTCAGGCGCAGGAAGCACTGGCCCAGGCCATGACCTTTGACACCGAAGTGGCCGACTGGAGGCTCACATGCCGATGATCCAGTTCCCCCTGGGCGGCTTTGACCTGGATTACAACAGCAAGCAGAGCCGGGCCGAGGTGATCAATGGCTACATGGAGGGCGAACAGGAGTTTATTTCCGTCCGCCGCACCGAGGGCCTGGAAGAGTGGATTGATTGCGAAGAGCCGCGGATCCGCTCTGACCTGTTGCTGGTGGATGGGCTGATCTACTTCGTGGCCGGAGAAAGCCTGTACCAGGTGGACCGGCTCAAGAATCTGGTGAATCTCGGTACAGTGGGCGGTTCTGGCCGCTGCGTGTTGGCAGCCAACAACATCCCCGATGATTCCCAGATACTGGTGCTCAATGGCCTTGGCCAGGCGCTGGTCTACCAGCCCTCTGCCGGGCTGACAGCAGTATCGGATGGCAATTACGAGGCGGCCAGCTATGTGACCGTGCTGAACGAGCGTTTCTGGTTCCCGAAGGACAATAGTAACCAGTTCTTCGCCTCTGCCGTGTCCGATGGCACCACCTACCCATCCACAGCCATCGCCACGGCTGAGGAATCCCCGGACAACGTGGTGGCTCCGCTTGCACTGAAGTCGGCCCTGTGGGTTATCGGCACCAAGACCACCGAATACTGGCAGAGCATCAACGATTCATCTCTGCCGGTGCGGCAGGTAAAGGGAGCCTCCTACGAGCGGGGTTGCGCCGCCGTGAACAGCATTGTACGCACCGGTGACACCGCGTGCTTTCTCTCGGATGACAAGACCGTCCGCATGCTGTCGGGGAACCAGATGATAGAGGTGTCCACTCTGTCCTTTACGCTGGAGGTGCGAGGAGATGGCACTCTTCGCAACCCCGGATATAGCAAGGTCGATGATGCCTATGCATTTTACGTAGACGGCCCAGTTCACAAGGTTTATTACCTGACCTTTCCCACCGAGGGCGTTACCTGGGGCTTTGATTTGGCCCAGGGTGTTTGGCATAAGCGAAAAAGCGAAGGCATGGGCAAGTGGCGTGCGACTGGAGCAGTCTCTGCGTATGACCAAGTCATTATCGCGGATGGGGAAAGCGGCAAGCTCTACACCATGAGTTACGGGTCGCGCACCGAAGATGGCAGCCAGATGACGTTCGAGCTGACCACCCCGTCCCTGTCCTGGCAGAAGGATGTGGTCATCCCGATGATTGAGATCGACATGGAAACCGGTGTCGGGCTCACAGACGGGCAGGGCGAAGACCCGCTAATGATGGTCGAGTACAGCAAAGACGGCGGCCTCACCTGGGTAGAGCATTCATCGGTCAATTTGGGCCGTCTCGGGCAGTACAACACCCGGGTGCCCATGTACCAGTTTGGCCGCGTCATCCGGAATCAGGATTTTGCCCTGCGCCTGAGGGTGTCTGATCCGGTCGAAGTGCGCATGTACCGCGCCTGGATAACGCTTGAGGAGGGCATGTAGTGGCAGCCCCCCGTCAGACCATCGATGTAAACCAGGAAATTGTGGACGAACAGCGCAAGCCCACGAAGTTCCTGGAGTCGTTTCTCTACGACCATGAAATCCTTATCGGCACCGGCTCCCCTGAAGGGGTGGTGGAGGCCGACCCAACCCGACTCTACATGGATGATGCAGGGTCTTCCGGCAGTGTTCTGTACATCAAGCAAACCGGCACGGGTAACACCGGCTGGATCGCTGTGTGAGGTGAAATAATGGGTATTTTTTCCAGCGGCGCCGACTCGGCCCGAAAGGTTCGCCAGCTTCTCTATGATCAGTATCAGGAGAACAAGGGGCGCCTGCAGAAAGCCGGCGGGTACGCCGAAGATATGCTTAACCCCTACATGCTGGACCCGTCCGTCATGCAGGAACTGCAAGGCGTCGTGACCGGCACCGGTAGCAACTACCAACAGTCCCCCATCTATCAGCAGTACATGGATGTGGGAAAGGAAACCATGCTGCAGGACATGGCAGGCACCGGCACCCTGTATTCTGGCAAGCGGATGGAAGGCATGCGCGACCTGGGACAGAGCGCCTTCGGGCAGTATATGAACACCCTTACCGGGCTGGCCGGCTTTGGCCGCGACACTGCTTCCCAGCTGGGCGGCATCCGTATGAACACCGCCGCCAATATCGCCGGGGCCGGCAACCAGTACGCCAGCGACGTGGCGAACATCCGCATGGCGCAACAGGCGAATGAAAGCAGCCTGGGGGCTGGTGTCCTCAATCTGGTGTCCAACGTGGCTGCGTCTGCAATGCAGCCTGGTGGCGGCGCCATTCCCAAGTAGCGGAGTCGAAAATGGCCGTATATCCAAGATTAATGATGGTTGATTACGCCGGCAATCTGGACCGTATTGGTAGAAATATCGGTGCTGGCATCCAGGGCTACAAGCGCGGTCAGACTCAAGAACTGGCCGGGCAAGCCATGATGGGTGATCCCAGCGCCATGGAAGGCCTAATGATGCGAGACCCGGCCATGGCCGCCCAGGTGCAGGACCGGCTGTCCGCCCAGCAGGCTGCGCAGCAACAGCAGGAGCAGGCCATTCTGGGCAAGCTGGCCGAGGAAAAGCGCGACCTGTTCGAGCGCCTGGGCGGTGCTGAAACGCCTGAGGACTTCGTAGCCAACGCCACCCGGGCCGTGCAGGTGGGTATGTATCCAACCATTGCCTCAACGATGGGCAAAGAAGACCAGTTCGACGTGGACGACTTCAATATTGCTCGCACCTTCTACCAGATGGCGCTGGATCCGCAAGAAAAGACCGCCCTGCTCAAAGAAATGGACGCGGCAGGCATCGACCCAGCATCACCGGAGGGTCAGCAGCTGATCCGCGACCGCTACGCCAAGGCCTCTACCAATATCAACATTGGCGGCCAGGGCGAAGACGGTTTCGGCGCCTCCAAGAAGAAGTTTGCCGAGAAGCTGGCCGAGAAACAGGCCAACCAATGGGAAACGCAGACCGAGGCTGCAAGCAGCGCAGAGGAAAACATCGCTGCGGCTGACGAAATGCTCACTCTGCTGAACCAGGGGCTTGAAACCGGCGGTTTGACCCCGCTGCGTGCCGGCGTGGATAAGCTCAGCAAAGCGGCGTTCGGATTCTCCCTGACCGGTGTGGACCCCGATATGGCGGACCGTTTCCAAGGCTTGTCCACCAAGCTGTCACGGCAGTTGCGCCAGCCCGGCGAGGGCATCATGACCGATGCTGACGCCAAGGCCTACGAGAAGGTGATTGGCGGTCTGGGTACCGGCGTAGAAGCCAACCGCGCATCCATTAACGCCTTCAAGAAGACGCAGCAGCGCAACCGGGAAAAGGCGGCAGAAATGGACGCCTGGGTATCAAAAACCGGCAC